ATTTCTTCTGTTCCTACTTTTATAAAGTTTGTTCCAGAACTTGGAAAGTTAGTAGTGCTTGTTAATGTAATTGAAGTTCCTGATCCACCAGTTCCAAATGCATCATTTAATAAAGCACCATTTAATGTTGTTGTAATGGCACCTGAAGCCTCACCTCCCCAAGATCCAAGACCCCAACCAAAACCTTTCGCTTGAACAGCTGGACCCACAGTGTAATATTTTTGAATTCTTATTCCTCCTGATGTTGTGGCACCAGATCCACTTTCATTACTTGGCATTGTAATTGTTAGTGTTGTATTAGTTGGTGTGGTAACAACCATAAATTTTTTATCATCAAAATCAGATGCACCAAAATTAGAATTAGTAATAGCTGAAAAGTTATCCATCAACATAATATCTCCAGGGGTCATGTTGTGCGCACTAGAAAAAGTTATAGTTACAGTTGGTGATCCGTTGCTCGTAGTAAATGCATTTGTAAGTGTTGTTGTCGTTTCAATAGGATGTATGTCGTAAAACACACCCCCTGAATATGCATATAAAATTCTGTTTGTTCCAATAATTGCATATTTTCTACCTAAACTATTAACAAAATGATGAAGTCCTCTACCAGCCCCTGTTAATTCATTTTCATTTTGAGTGCCTAATTGGTTCCAACCACCTATTTTTTCAGGTGTGCCATATCTAAACCTAACATTATCACAATCTACCCATTGACCCTCTGCTCCTGTGGGTGTGATTTGTTTATTAATACCTGGTTGAAATCCTATTTTTTGTAACATAACCTTTGTATAACA